TTTTGCTTTAACGAGCAAGGCACCGGCAAGACTGGCAGTGTTATCTGGGCAGCGGATTACCTGATGAACATCGGCATGATACGTAGAGTTCTTGTGCTGTGCCCACTGTCCATCATGCAGTCAGCATGGGTGAATGATCTGTTTAAATTTGCTATGCACCGCACAGTGACGGTGGCCCACAGCTACGACAGAAAGAAACGCATCGAGGCAGTGAACGCAGACTCTGACTTTGTGATCTGTAACTTCGATGGTCTAGAAATTATAAAAGATGCAGTTAACCAAAACGACTTCGATCTAATCGTGGTCGATGAAGCTAACGCATACAAAACAGTGAGTACAAAAAGATGGAAGGCACTTCAATCAATCATCAAAGCAGATACATGGATCTGGATGTTAACGGGCACACCCGCAGCACAGGCACCAACAGACGCATACGGATTAGCAAGGATCATCAATCCTTCTGGCGTACCACGCTTCTTTGGTTCGTTCAAAGACCAAGTGATGCAAAAGATAACGAACTTCAAGTGGGTGCCCAAGCCCCGCGCAGAGGACATCGTGCATCAAGTGCTACAGCCTGCTATCAGGTTTACTAAAGAGCAGTGCTTAGACTTACCGGACATGACCTATGTGACTCGGGACGTGCCGCTAACTAAACAGCAGATGCAGTACTACGAACATATCCGCAAGCACATGACAACGATAGCAGCAGGTGAGGAGATCACAACAGTCAATGCCGCAGCCAACCTGAACAAACTCCTGCAATTATCTTGTGGTGCAGTTTACTCAGACAGTGGTGAGGTGGTGTCGTTCGATGCGTCTAATCGTATTGAAGCGTTGAAAGAAGTGATCGACGAGGCAAGTCACAAGGTGATTGTTTTTGTACCGTACCGACATGCCATACAACTTGTTAATGAAGAGCTTACCAAGTCGGGCTACTCCTGCGAGATTGTGAACGGTGAAGTTAGTGTCAACAAACGCACTGATATATTCAACCGATTCCAAACGCAGCCTGACCCCAAGGTGCTTATCATTCAACCACAGGCAGCATCACACGGTGTCACACTCCACGCGGCAAACGTTGTGATCTATTGGTCTCCAGTGATGTCTGTAGAAACTTATTTACAGGCGAACGCACGAGTGCATCGAGCGGGCCAACGTAACCCATGCACGGTGGTGCACCTTCAAGGCTCGCCGGTAGAGAGAAAGATGTATGCCATGCTCCAATCCAAAGTGGACATCCACACGAGATTGGTTGACCTTTACGACAACATCATGAAGGAGAGTTGACATCCATAAAGTTTATTGGTAATATTTAGTTGTAATAACTAGGAGAGTGAAAATGGATATGAAAGCTGATAAGCTTGTCAAGACGTACATCAAGATACGCGACAAACGCAAAGAGATTGCAGAGCAGTACGAGAAGGAGGATGCAGAACTAAAAGAAAGCCTAGAGCTTATCGAGAGCGAACTGCTTGAGGTATGCAAACAGATGGGTGCTGATGGTTTCAAAACCGAGTATGGTACGGTTACTCGCAAGGTTGCCAAACGATACTGGACAAGCGACTGGCACTCGTTCCACAACTTCATCAAAGAGCACAGTGCTTTAGAACTGTTGGAAAAGCGTATTGCCCAAACCAACATGTCCGTGTTCCTTGAAGAAAACCCTGACCTGCTTCCCCCTGGTCTTAACATCGACAGCAAGTACGCTGTCACCATTCGGAGAAAATGATGAGTGAATTAACTGTTTTAAGTAGCAACCTTCCCGCGCACCTTGCACAGTTGGGAGGGTTAGACGATGTAACCCGTGCGCTTATGGGTAGCGGTGGTAGTGTCCCCCGCATCTCCATCGAGGGTGGTGTGTTCCGCATGATGCTCAACGGCAAAGAAGTTGCCAAGAACGAAGATCGTGCGATGAACGTAGTTATCGTAAACGCAGCGCCCAAGGTATCTCGTATCTTTTATATGGGTACATACAAGAAGGGTGCTGTGACTCGTCCCACTTGCTGGTCTGCTGACGGTGAAACCCCTGACCCGTCTGTGAAGGAACCGCAGAACAAAACCTGCAAAGGTTGCCCACAAGATGTTAAAGGCTCTGGCGCTGGTGATTCACGTGCTTGCCGTTTCCAACAACGTCTTGCTGTGGTGCTTGGGCATGATCTTGATGGCGAGGTCTATCAGCTTACGCTGCCTAGCATGTCTATCTTTGGTGAAGGTGAACCTGGGAAGTGGCCTCTGCAAACCTATGCCCGTTTGATTGGCACCAAGGGTATTCCTATCTCTGCCGTGGTTACTGAGATGCGTTTCGATACAAGCAGCCAATCACCCAAGCTGACGTTCAAGCCTGTGCGTTATTTGGAGACCAACGAGTTCACGACGGTCATTGAGAAGGGTAAGTCCGAAACCGCTCAGAAAGCGATTACCATGACGGTTGCACAAGTAGACGGTGTACCGGAAACCGCTGACCTTGATATTCCTGGTGCACCCCCACAAGCCGCAGCAGTTACCCCTGCTACAGCCGAAGTGGAAGCAACCGCTGAGCCTACCAAACGCAGCGTGAAGAAAGAAGAGCCTGCACCCAAGAAAGATCTCAGCAAAGTTCTTGAAGAGTGGGATGACTGATACGGATACTTAAAAGTTTGAGGAGGCTAGGGGGCACCCGAAAAGGGTAGTCCGCCGTCCTATCCCTGCCTACCTTAATTTACGACGGCGCATTGGAACGACGGCATGTTTTCAAGGAATGACTTCCTAGCGGCAGTGCTTCCCCCAACGGGGCCATACTGTGCGGTGGGATTACACAGCGACAGATCACCAAAACAAATATTCGTCGATACCATTGAGGAGTTGTCAGACCAAGCAGATGTGCTGGTTCATGATGGTTACGACGCATACTTCGCAACAGCTTCATACAACAATGCCAAGGAGGGGCGCAAAGGTACAAACGTTAAAGAGCTTGGATCACTGTATCTAGACATCGATTGTGGCGCAGGTAAAAAATACGAAGATCAAACCGAAGGACTGAACGCGCTCAAAGCGTTTGTAAAGCAAGCAAAACTTCCTAAGCCTACAGCAGTCATTAACTCAGGACGTGGACTGCACGTGTACTGGGTGGCTGACAGACCGCTGAGCGCAGCAACATGGAAGCCCAAAGCAGAAGGACTCAAGGCACTGTGCAATACGCACGGGCTTTTCGCAGACCCCGCAGTAACAGCAGATACAGCACGTATCCTGCGAATCCCAGAAACACTGAACTTTAAAAACCCCGACAGCCCACAAGCTGTGACCGTGCTGATGTGGGGCAAGCGTATTAACTTTGAAGACTTTGAAGATCAACTAGCTACGGTTGAGTCAATCCTTGACATCCCTGGAGAAAAGCCCTTCGTGCGCCAGATGGACGCAACGACGATGGCACTCATGGGGAACTATCAGTCTAAGTTCAAGAACATATTAATAAAGTCTCTCAATGGTGAAGGATGCGCTCAGATCGCATACGCCTACGAGAACCAAGAAACCCTAGCAGAACCTTTATGGCGTGGTGCGTTGTCCGTAGCGTTACGGTGCGTCGATGGTGAAAAGGCTATCCAGCTACTGTCCAAAAAGCACCCAGAGTACAACCCACAACGTACTAAGGATAAAGCTGCTAAAACCAAAGGACCGTACACCTGTGATTGGTATCGTAAAGAAAACCCAGCGTTATGCGCGGATTGTCCGCAAAAAGTTTCGTCGCCTATTCTTCTTGATCGGGAGGTGGTAGCAGCGACTGAAGAAGAACGTGTTGTCGTATCTGTAGAACCTATAACAAAAGAAGAAAAGACTTATCAGATCCCGCAGTATCCGTTCCCGTTCTTTAGGGGGCGTGTTGGTGGTATTTATCGCAAGGCATCAAGTGCCGACGAGGAAGACGAACTCATATACCCATATGATTTCTATGTGGTGAAGCGTATCCACGATCCCGAAGAAGGTGAAACATTGTGGCTGCGCCTCCATCTACCCAAAGATGGCACCAGAGAATTTATGATTCCTTTGAACGCCGCGCTTTCCAAAGAGCGGTTTGTTAACACGATTGCTGCCCAGGGTATGGCAGTGCTAGGTAAGAAACAGGACGCGCTTATGTTGTATGTCACAAGGTGGGTTGAAGAACTGCAAGCAATTGGTAAGTCAGAGATTGCACGTAAACAATTTGGTTGGCTCGATGACAACAGCAGCTTTGTGATTGGCGAACGCGAGATTCTCGCAACAGGCGAAGAGGTTTACAGCCCGCCCACAAGTGCCACACTACCTATCGTGCCGATGATGCAATCGAAGGGCGACTTCCACGTATGGAAAGATGTCATCAACGCATGGGGTAGGCCCAACATGGAGCAGCGAGCGTTTGCTTTCTTCATGGGATTCGGTGGTCCACTGATGAAGTTTGTAGGTGGTGGGATGCTCGATGGCTTTGTACTGAACCTTATTAGTCAGAAGGGTGGCTCAGGTAAGACGACACTGCTTCATGGCATCAACTCCATATACGGCAGACCCAAAGAACTTCTCCTGTCTTATAAAGATACGCACAATCACAGGCTACAACGCTTAGGTGTCATGCAGAGTTTGACTCCGACAATCGACGAGTTGACGAACATGGAACCCAAGATCATGTCGAATCTGGTCTATGACATCACGTCAGGCAAGGGCAAGAACCGCATGTCCTCCAAGGCAAACGTCGAGCGTGTAAACAATGTATCGTGGTCTATCCCCGTCGTAACAACATCCAACCGGCGTATCAAGGACGCGCTGTTAACTATTAAGTCGTTTCCTGAAG